AAGAGCTGGTGGAAGGTCCATGACGTATTGCATCGTCAACATGAAGAAGATGTTAAAGTGTCTCCCATTCATGAAACACTGGCGTATCCTGGTCTCTTTCAGAAATTTGGAATCGTACATACAATCATCCAAAAGCATGAACGCCCCGTTGGTTTTATTCTTCCCTTTGGTACCCACAAGCTTTCTCTGCCTGGACAAAACCCTGTCTACAGCTTCACCGTCGTAATCTCCATAGACACATACGTCGGGCACGAAATTTCCGTAAAAATGATTCCCTTCTTCTGTGCCTGATAGAACAATCCCCGCTGGTATATGTTTCTTGTAATACATGATGTCTTTCACGAGCGTAGATTTACCTGTGTTACGTTTGCCAATGAAGACACATATACGATCATCATCCATGGTCTCCGGTTTGAATTTACGCAATTGAATATTCATTCTACTTTAATGTATCGTTTTATTTAGCAAAATTTTACTCACAAATAATAGGAATGTCGGGTCGTTTGACTCTTGCAACCACTGGTATCCAGGACAGATGGCTTACCGAAGAACCACAGTATTCACACTTTCTTTCTCGATTTAGAAGACACACAAAGTTTTCCTTTGAGCAAATAGAAATTCCTTTTCAACGATTCGAAGAGTACGGGAACGAGACTACCTCTCGCATACCAAACAACGCTGGTGACCTATTGAAAGGTGTCACCATAAACATGGATCTCCCACCTCCCACACCTGTTGCTGGACAAGGGGATACATATACGATTGCGACGGGTTCCACGAACGGTACATTGTATGTAGACGCTGTAGAGACCAGTGAACTTCCAGTGTACCAAGGCGTGGAATATGTGTTCAACAGCTCAGAGGATTTCGATCTCACTGGAGTGAGCGTGAATGATTTCACAAAGGAGAATCTAGGAGGCGGAAACTATAGAATAACACTCAACATACAAATAAACATCATCGGTAATTACAATCCAGTTGTCATCACATCTGTGAGTGATCCATCGAAATTTCTTACACTCAAAGTCAAACAAATCCGCTGGAACACATCCACACCCACGAAGATGATTAAGTACGCTGATCTCGTCATAGGTGGTCAGACCATTCAACGCATTACAGGTGAATACATATACATGTACAACCAATTGAACTACACACAAAACGACGCAGATTTTACACTCATCGCAACGACACTCCACAATAGCTATCCCATCATTAATGATGCCACGTATCCACAGTACACGAGCTTCCAAAAATACAAAGTACAATTGCCATTTTATTTCCATAGACACCCGAGTCTCGCGATTCCCGTGTGTGGTTTGAGAAGTCAACTCGTGGAAGTGAAGGTCAAATACAGACCTGTTAATGAACTGACTGTGGAGTATGATTTGAGTACGTCGTCGTATTCCACTACGTCAATATCGTGTGACGTTCAGTTAAGAAATATGAGTCTGTTCACAGATTTCGTGTATCTCACAGAAGAAGAAAAGAGTTTCATACTCACGAGACCCATTGAGTACGTGATCACACAAACACAGGTCGCAGAGATACACATGAACCCGGGTGTTTCTAAACGTTCAGTGATGATCAATTTCAAACACCCAGTCAAAGAATTGTTCTTCATCGCCACGAATGATACCACTCGAGCACACGTACCCATAAAACACGTGAACTTGAAATTCAATAACAACACCGTGATAGATGCGGATAATCTCCAATTGTCTGCCGAACAACCATTACGACACCACACCAACGCTATAAATGAAAACTTCGAGTTCGGTGTGTATAGCTTCTCTTTGAAACCAGAGGTGTATTATCCGACCGGTCAAGTCAACATGAGTCGTGTCATTCACAAACTCATCGAGGTTGAATTAGATGGACCAAGTGCATCACATCATCACACACTCCGCGTGTACGCATCAAACTACAACGTCCTTCGAATAAATGGGGGCATAGCTGGTTTAAAATTTTAGAGTCTAATATTAGTAATGGCTGGTAGAGTTCAATTAGAGGCCGTGGGTCCACAGGACAGGTTGTTCACGAATGACCCAGAATACACCTATTTCATAAAAAATTTCAAAAAGCATGGGAATTATGCAAAGTTTTACACGGACTTGGAGTTCGATGGACGCATCGAGTTCGGTGAAGAAGTGCGATGCACCATTCCACAAGACCAAGGAGATTTACTCAAAGGTGTGAGTCTTAAAATTACACTCAATCCACTCGACCAAAATTTAGTGAGTGGATACGATCACATCACGTATTGTGAATCCATAGCACAAGCCATGATAGAGTATGCCGATATTTACATAGGTGGGGCTCTCATCCAACGTGTACCTTCGGATATGTTGGCCATACACTCAGAATTGTATGTGACACAATCTAAGCAGAGATCTCTTAAAAAACTTATAGGAAAACCATTCCAGATATTCTCCGTGTTTGATGATTATTACAAACAAATAAGAGAAAACCTTCTCGCCGAATCAAAGGTTGAGACGTCTTATAGAGTCGATATTCCTTTCTATTTTCATGAGTACCCAGAACTCGCGATACCGCTGTATGCGATCACGAAACAGGAAATTGAGATCGTCATAAAATTGCGAAAGGTGGAGGAGTGTATTTTCGCGGTGAACGACCATTCCGTGAACGATACGAGTAAGAGCTACTACATAGGTGAAAAACCAACGGGACTCATTAAGGAGATGAAACCTACATTCGAGATGGTGAGCCTTGACGAAAAGACAAAACGATTCCCAGATCGAGTGGATTACGTGATAACACAGACGCAACAAAATCAAATAGATTTGAATACGGTGGATGGTAGATACAACGCGTCACTCGAGTGTAACGAACACGAAGCTCGCCTAGAATTTAGAAATTCAGTCAAGGAATTGTTTTTCATAGTACAGGACAAGTTTGATAAAAATCCAGTGGTCGTAAATGATTTTGCAACACCGTTCCAGTATTCTTCTTTGTCCAACTTTGACAGTCACCTGTTTTTCACAAACAGCGAACAAGTCAAATACATCGGTTTAAGGTTCGATGGAGACGAGGTTCTCAACGATGTCACTGGAAACTTGGTACACCTCCGAGCGATTCAACCGGGTAAACACCACTCGAGAACACCCGTGTATCGTAGATTCTACATGTACAATTTCGGTCTCGAACCGGAACGTTGGTATCCCACGGGTCAATTGAACTTTTCTAACATAAAGAATCAATTGATAAAGATCGGACTTTTCGACTACCCAACCACACCAAACAAACAACTTAGAGTATACGCACAAAGTTATAACATACTCCGATTGGAGAACGGAACTGCCAAACTTTTATTTGAAACATAATGAAGACAGGTTTTGATCTCACAGGTGATGCGAGCGCTCAGAATGAGCAGCTCGCGAAGACAATGATTGATATCATCACTCCGGTGATTGAAAAAAGTATGATACTCGCAGCGGAATACGCCAAGGCGTGTGGGCGGGACGCGGTACTCATGCAAGACGTGGAATACGCGATGAAGTATTGCGCCATGCATGAAGTGGGACAGCACATCGGTTCGTATTTACCAGAGATATACGACGATGATGGAGAAGATGAAGATGAAGATGATATGGATATCATCGAAGAAGGTGAAGTCGAGTTCACGCGATATACAGGAGATGATCCGAGATTTAAGGCTATGAACCACGCGAAAGATTCTTGGGATACGTGGGTTCCAACGAATCCGTCGGAACAACTTATAAAAAATGCTATAGATAGTAATGGACAATGACCCAGAAGGATGGAGTGAAGTAGAGTACAAGGAGTTCAAAGCGGATGACGCGGATTCAGATTCAGATTCAGATTCGGATTCTGAATCAGAGTCTGATTTTGATAAACCAAAGATGAAGGGATATCAGAATAAGGAATATAAGAAAATACTTTTTGTGGAGGAATTACTCCCAGAATAAATTTTCTATGGCTAATATATAAAATGTCTACCGCCGCCGAAACTGTCACTCTCGTC